TTTATTGGTGAAAAATTCTTGTGCTGATTCGACCAGAAGACCGCAACGGTTCGTGACCAGATAGTTAAGAATCTTGTTGTTGTCTTTTCCGCTTTGTTCTCCTACCTGATTGATAACTTCTTGGCGAATCTCGGGTGGCGTCTTACGGAGATTGATCATCCATTCATTACGCTGATAGTTTCTCCATACTTCTTGATCCATATGGTTCTGTAGGCTGTGACGATTTTCCCACCACTCATCGATTCTCTTTGCACGAAGCGGAGTTTGTCTAAGTTCTTCGGTAAAGGTTTTGTCCGAACTCAAAACGTTTGGAACACCATCACTTGCGTCACCCTTACAGATATGTTCAAACAGATAACGATGTGGATCCTCACACTTTAAAAACTTCCGTTGAACCGGACTGTATTGTTTAACGTTCGAGAACTGTTGAAGTTGAAGAAAGTCTTTGTCGCCAGAGACAATCAATATCTCCTCGTGACGACCAAACTCCTGTAACTCCGAAACAAGTATTCCGATAATATCGTCTGCTTCTGCACGATCTACTGTGACTACTGGATAAGGAAAGTTCTCTTTGATCTCGTCACGAACAGTGTTCACCATCGTGAAAAAGTTGTTCCAGTCAAGTTTAGATTTCTCTCGACTCTTCTTACGAGCAGCCTTGTACTCCGGAAAGATCTCTTTACGCCAAGAACTGCTGTCACACGCAATTACCATTTGTCCGAACTCATCTCGATTCTTCTGGTTGTGCATTCGCAACGAGTTAAGAATCATATGACGAACTACTCCCTGATCGAGTTGATCAGGATGTTTTTGGGAAAATGCAGCCGCAACTGCAATACCACTATAATCTACTATAATCATGACACTAATGTATCACAAATGATCGTGTTTGTCAATATATTTCTATCATATTGCGAATTCTTTCCGCAAGCTGTCTTGTTGATTGCGCTTGAGGATCTCCGTGTTTTAGAAGACTGCGAAGGTGTTGGTCTATTTCCCATAACTGGCAGTAATACTCGCGGGACTTGACGGCTATATCGAATTCTTCCTGTTCGTCCGGAAGATCATATTTTAGTGTTGCTTTCATTTTTTCAGTACGTGTTTTCGGTGAATCTTTCCACCCACAAAGGCATTGTAGTATCTATCGGGTCTTAAAAGAACGTGGTTCGTCATTTGATACCACATTTCCCAATAACTCATTTCTCCTTTGGAGTCGCATAATCTTAAAATTTTTCTTTCAAATCTATCTCTACCAGATTCTTCTACCAACATTTTGACCTCATCACTTGATCCAAAATAGTCTTTCCAATCTGATTCTTTTACTACTTTACGTTTTCTCTTTTGCCCTTTGAGTGGTGGAAGTCTTCTTGTACTGTAGAAGTTCTTCTTTCCGATATAACGCATATCATTGGTTCTATCTCGTATCTCATAAACAAATCCAATTGCCTTATCTCGGTCTTCTATTTGAAATTCTTTATCATCATAAAGCCACATGAAGATATTTATTCATCCTCATCCGAAAAGAAATAACTTGGATCGTCAATATCCGGCGACGCACAAAATGGACAGTAACAAGGTGTGTCTACCATTGGATGTCCAAACTCGTCTTCGATACTCTCATCTCCAACATTTGACCAAGCAACTTCAAACTCCGTTTTACAGTTGCCACAAAATAGTTTCTCGTGTCCAGCCATATCAACTCTCGCAAACCGCACAATTGTTTATGGAACGAGCAAGTTCCTGAGCAGGATTCGCACTCCTCTGATAATAGAGTGACTTGATTCCTCTTTTCCATGCGTAGATCATCAGATCGTTTACTTCTTTTGGTTTAGTGTCTGGCGGAATCATAATGTTCAATGATTGTCCCTGATCTATTGCGAATTGTCTATCTGCGGCTTGTGTGATGATTTCTTTCTGTGAGATCTCTCCAAATGTTTTGAAAACAGATCTTTCATCCTTTGTGAGTTCAGTAAGGTGTTGAACCGATCCACCTCGTTTGAGAACACTCTTCCAAGCATCTTCTCCTAGACCCTTCTTTTTGAAGAGTTTTGTGAGATAAGGATTTCGATAGGTAAACTTACCCTTCGCCAAATCCTTTACAAAGTAGTTAGAGTTTAGTGGCTCAATCGAAGGAGAGACCTGACCCAGTATAAAAGAACTTGAAGTGGTTGGAGCGACTGCCATCGTTGTGGTGTTTCGCAATCCATATCCTTTAAGAACTTCAGGTTCACCAAGAAGCTCCGCAAGTCCCTTTGATGCGTCACGACTTCTCTTTTCGATTGTCTTGAAGATGCGATTGTTCTTTCCTCTTGCCGTGATTGACTCAAACGGAATGTCATTGAGTTGCAGATAAGAGTGCCAACCCAGAACACCAAGTCCCAGAGCCCGATGACGAATCGCAAAGTTCCTTGGATGTTCCATAAACTCTACTCCTTCAGTCTTGTCAATAAACTCAGACATAACCGCATCAAGGAAATAGATCATCGTTTGAATCGCATCGGTCTCTACTAAATCGTCCCAACGTTCAAGGTTCAAAGAAGAAAGATTACACACAAAAGATTCGGTTGGATTTGTGGGCAACATAATCTCTGAACAAAGATTGGAGTTGTGAATGCGAATATTATTGTCTCTATAAACCTGTGGAGCACCTTTGTTTGCGTTGTCGGTGTAGAAGATGTAAGGATAGCCAGATTCAAATCTTTTCTTAATTACCTTACCCCAGATCCTTCTCTTTTCGGTGTCTCCGTCAACCATTGACTTCATCCATTCATCGTCCACACAAACACCAATCGAAAGATCCTGTATAGAATCACCATCAGAACGAATGTGAAGAAACTCTGCGATATCCGGATGATCAATCGGAAGATACGCCGCAAATGAGCCACGGCGAACATTCCCCTGTGATACATAGTTGACCAAAGAATCAAACACCGAGAGTTGATGGTGTACACCTGTCGCAGTACCACCCGAAGAGATCGGAGCGCCGCGATGACGGATGTCTCCGAAGTAACCGGATGTTCCTCCTCCCATCTTTGACATAATACCAACTTCTCCTACCTTGTAGAGAATGCCTTCCATACTATCAGGTATGAAAGAAGAGAAACAAGAGATCGGAAGTCCTCGTTCTCGTCCAAAGTTCGCCCAGATAGGAGATGACAGAGAATAGAATCCTTGTGCCATGTATCTCTCAAACTTAACCGCAAAGTCTCCAACACCGAGAATCTTCTCGGCGTGTTTTGCGATATCAAGTATTCTTTGTTTTGGCGACTCTCCTTCTATAAGGTATCCTCTTTCGAGGAAAAGTTTCGCTTCATCATTTAGCCAGTAATAATCATTCATATTAAAATAAGTCGTCTTCGTCAAAGGATTGGTTTTTCTTAGAGTATTCGGTTGGTCGAGAGTGAAAGAAGTCTGTCATATTGTTGCCGTGTAGTTCCTCTTCAAACCAAAGAGTCTTTTCGAGCACTTCTTTATCAACTTCAAGAGGCGTCCCAAATCCGATCTGATCCAAAGAATCATTGATGCGATTACGAATAAACTCTTTGAGGATGTTTGCGTTGAGTCCTTCTTCTTTATATCCATTGACCATCCAGTCAACGATCTTGGCCTCTGCCTTGTATGCCTGATTGGCTTCGTCAAGGATTCTTTCCTTCAACTCATCATCAAACAACTCGGGCATCTCTTCGCGAATCGTGTTGATGATTTTGATTCCGATCATACCATGAATGTTCTCTTCGTTTCTCGTGTACTTCACTTGCTGATCTGTATCCTTCAGAACATTCTTGAAGCGAGCAAACCAATTGATGATGTAGAACTGAGAAAATAAAGAAACATTCTCTACAAAAAGTGTAAAAAGAATGAGGGCATAAAGATATTGTTTCTTGGAATCCTTGTAGAATCTGTGAGTGTACTTCTTGAGATACTTGACACGACCTTGAATCCATTCAAGTTTCATATTCTCCTCAAAGATGTCCTCCATATCAAGAACTGTCAAAAGACGCTCATATGCATTGTTGTGAATGACTTCGATGTTCGCCATCACATATCCCATATCGGATAATGACGGGTGTGGTAGGTTCTCACCCAGTTTCGCCCAGAAGGTTTTGACCGCAACTTCGATCTGACCAACTGCCGAAAGAGTTCTTACGATGATCTCTTGTTCTTGTTCTGTGAGTTCAGTCCGAAACTGATGGATGTCTGACTTAAAGGAAAACTCCTTATCAGTCCAGAATCCGGAATGCATAGCTTCCATGAACTCTTCAGTCCAAGGATAGAGATTGGGTTTGCGTGTGATCTGTTCTTCGAAGATGGTAGACATAGGTGGTACGTTAAATTTGTAGATAGTTATACTATAAGAAAAGAGGGTAAAAGGCAAGAGAATTCTTACTCGTTACTTGCTTTTCTTCGTATAGCTTTTAACGCACCTGTTTCTTCGTCTCGAAGTACAATTGTAGCATCGCGATTCCTTGTCGCGTACTTGTATATCTCAAATTGTTTTTCATCTTGGAGGTTGAGATATTTCGACCAACGTTCAAACTTATTCCTACCTGTCGAAAAGCGACGAAAGACTTCGCTCGAAACGTCAAAGTCTTTGTATTTTTTCTTGCGAGCACCCAACGGGCGATCTGCGATTGCTACTGATCCTGTGGTAGTTTGATCCGCGATCATCTAATAATGTCCTCCTGTGTTACGTAAATGGTTTGTCCTGTTCGATGGTGATGTGCTTTAAACACCGGCAGATCGAATATCCGACCCACCGGCGCTGATTCCGAGATTGTAACCCAAGTATCCTGTTTTGCTAATGTTTCTCCGGTCTTGGGTAATGCGATATCGCGGCCTAACGCATATTTTCCTTCTTCTATATTTCCTCCCTCATCGAGATACCACTCGTTGAGACCTTCTGCTTCACACTTATGTGGGTTAAATCCGGAAACTTCTTCAAGGATCTTGCCGATCTTACGATCTGACATTCCAGTTTCCTCTTTTATGAGATATAGTGCTGCGGCATAGGAGGCCAAAGTCGATTTACCCAATGGTACTTTATTGAGCAATCTTTTCAAATTATAAACAAGTTTATGAAAAACATTATATGCACCCTTCTCTTCGCTGGTTTCGGGTTTCTTCAACTTCTTTCCGTTTTCATCTACTAGACCTAATTCATAGGCTGTTGTCTTCTTCCAAGGTGTGGTAAGAAGTCGTAGGAATCGTAAGGCGTAAAAGAAATCTCCGGCGCGAAGTAGTGACATTATAAGTTTTTTAGTTTATTCGCAATATTTATATCAACGTTGATGTTTTTATACTGCGATGTTGGTAAATAGTTCAAATAAATGAGGAATGTTTTCAATGCCGACCAGAGCTCGTCGTCGATGCGATAAAACATCATACGAGTCGCAGCCTTCATATCAAACACATTATATATTGAAATTATGTGGTTTAAAACCAATCGTTCCTGAATGAGACCTGTTTCTCGGTATCGTCTCAGTAAACGAATGATGTACTTGAATCGTGCTAAATCCTCGTGAAAATCTTCTACCGATAAACAGCATGGATTTTCATAATATTTAGCAGCATATAGTTCAAAATTCTTATTATCTAAATCATCAAATAACTTCATAGTCGAAGTTATTTATCAATCATTCTCTGTCTCCCGCAAGGACTCCAGCAGTTTCGTCAACTAAACCACCAACGAGACCGATTCCGCCTCCAATGACTTTTCCACCACCTTCGACAAGTCTGCCGGTAGTTCCAAGTATTACATTGAGACCCTTATCAGCATCACCAGTGATACTGCCAACAATGCGTCCACCACCAGAAACAGCAGAGGTACTCATTGAATGACCAGTGTCGTATGCAACACGAGATGTGCCGCAACCGCTAAGAACTAGAGCAACAGAAATAATAAAAATTTTAGATATTTTCATATGCGTAGGGGTATGGTATTATTATTAGAAAGTCGTGATACATCGTTCTACATCTTTTTCATATCTACAATAACCGAAGCCATATCTCCTATTGCAAAGGAGACAGATCCATCTCGATTGTAGAGAAAGAACTTTACACCACTCTTAACATTATCTTTTGCAAGCGTAATCTTTTCGACACGAGCTTTTCCAACAACTGTTTTGTTACGAGTTACGGTGAATTCTCTGTAGATGAGTTTACCATCTTTGTAAATATCAGCCTTTGCGATAGGAGTATCATAAGCGATTTGAACCTTATCGCCTTTTTTAAGATCGTTGAAGATTTTGAGTCTTTTCTTCGGATCCATACTGCGAACAGCTTCCGTAATAGGCTCTTGAATCTTCATATCCTTCGCGTTTTTCAAAACACTGGATGCTTTGTTTCCTAGTTTTTTGAATACATCGACTATCATTTCAAATTCATCCAAAGAAACGTCAACATAATCACTACGACTTCCATCCTTCAATATCGAGATAGATGTTTTACCAGCTCCAGCTGCGTATCGAATTATCTTGTATCCCTTTCCTACATAAATTTCTGTGGCCTCGTTAAGAGTCTGAGTCGCTTCACTTATGGTTAATTCGTCATTAGTGGCGACACCTTCCTTATACATATTCAACTCATACTTGCCGCTGTCCATACCGTATACTTGAACTTGGATTGTACCCTTGTCGCCCTTCAAACGATAAGAGTTCGTCTTGCCCTTTGATGGTTTACGGGGCCCCATTGCAACATTAGTCATAATCTCTTCGGGGTCCACAGTGATACCATACTTCTTCTTTGCAAAGTCATAGGCGTGTTGCATTGCAGTAGAGAAATCCTTGTGATAGATTTCGTATCCGGTTGCAGACTTGGCCTCATTAAAACCCCACTTTTGAGTAACGGATCGAGAGAGATCGTGTAATTGTTCTATGGTTTTTGCAGCCAGTTTTCGCCCCATAGAATCTCCTATTACAGCTCGAACTACGTTCTCAACTTCAGAACCCTTATACTCACTACCACCACCGTAGATTATTTTAAGAGCATCTGTTACTTTCTTTGCGTCATTGGGTTTGAGACCAGCGTTTCTCAATGCAAGATGAATTCTTGTGGTACGATAAAAGGCATTAGTAGCTGCCTCTTTCAACGGAAATCCGACGTTCTGTTTCTTATTCGACTTAACGATCTTAAGTGTCTTCTTATCCTTGATTGAGATTGGAGGGCGTTCAGAGGATGAGATAATTCTTTCAGCACCCTTTTCATCCGATGCAGTACCAACTACTTTATTGTCATCGGCAGTATCAACTACGATAAAAGGTTCTTTCATCTCTTCGATGGATTCCTTTTTCGGAGTTACACCAACAAGTTTTTCAAATTGTTTCTTGTCAATTTTACCAGATAATAGATCTATAACATGTTTTGTAATATCTTTACCCGTTGTTTTATTAACATACTTCATTCCCTCATCCAACGAAATTTCTTCTTCGATGGATTCCTTGTCCAATTCAACATCTTCAAAAACAACTGACATCGAAACAGTTCCTTTTGTAACAGGATCTAATACCGAGATTCTTTCCTTACCCTTCTCGGTATTCTTGAAATCCTTATGAACTTTTGCAAAATCTTTTTTAGAAATATAAACCTTACCGTTTTTTATTTTCATATCTCTAACTTCATCGATGGATTCCTTCTTCTCGTCATCAGCTTTCCAACCAGCGTCGATTGCATCGTAGAATTCCTTTTCCTTATCTCCGGAAAGTTCGGCAGGAGACTTAACACCAAACTTCTTCAACATTCCTTGAAAGAACTTTTGGTATGCTTCCTTATCACCCTTTACGTCTTTATCCGCTCCTTCAAACAATGAACTGATATCTCCACCAGCAATATAATCGGGAAGCATTTTGTCTAAGTCTTTTGCGGTAACGCTCTTCATCTTCGCAACTTTAGAAGCAAATGGTTTCAACATTTTGTCCTTCATCATTTTTGCGGCAATCTCTTTACCTGTTGCTTCCTCGATAGATTCTGTATGAACCTTAACGTTCTTTGTATGAAGATCTTTGAAATCTTTCTCGCCCTTTGCGGTTGGTTCATCAACTTCTTTGACTTCGGGTTTCTCGTGAGTATAACCCATCTTGTCCATACGAACGTGATCGTCATAGGTCTTGGCCTCGTAACCCTT